GCAGCATAAGGATCGATATAAACACGATACTTACCTTGCAGAACACCAGCGAAGGTGTTACCAGTGTCATCAACGTTGAGGTTAGCGTTGAGTGCAGGGGTGTAATCAAGAACACCTGCCATGGTGAGTGCCGAAGCAACGTCAGCAGAGCAGAGGATCATGTTACCCTTGCCACGACGAGTTCTCTGGGCGATAGCGTTTGCGTCACGCTCGATCTGGAAGATCAGACCCTTGAACTTCTCAACTGACCAACGACCGTTGGAGTCAACGTCGAGGTCGAAAGTACCAGCGGTAGCAACGTTTGCCTGAGCACCAGACTCAGCAACGTTGTAGATGGTACGGATAACTTCGCGGTTGATTTCAGCGAGGATCTCAGTGCTGAGGATGTTAGCAAGCTCAGCTTCTGCATTCAGACCGTGAATTGCCTTCAGGTCTTGTGCGAGTTCGAGTGAGTACTCAGCTTTCAGAGCACGTGACTTAGCAGTAACGGTGACTTTCTCGATCGAGAATGCCATTTCGTTAAAGTAGTCGCCAGAACCTTGACCTAAGTTTTCTGCGTCATCTGTACGCATACCCTGACCTACGTTGTAGGTGGTTGCGTCGCCAGTTGCAGGATAGGTAGCATCCAGAAGACCAGGATTGGTTCCACGCTGAGTGGTTGTACCCATACCAACGTTACCTGCGGTAAATCCGTTGCTAAGGTTGAATCCACTGTCTTGTCCAGAGAATGCAGTATCTGCTTCGTTGAACAGTGCTTCGGTGCCGCTCATGTTGGTGTACTTAGAGCGCATTGCGAAGATCAGTCCAGTAGGACCGTTCATTGGTTGAACACCAGCGAGGTCATAAGCGACCAGGTTAGGCATTGAACGTCTGATCAGGGAGATCAGAACGGGGTCGAAACCAGCAACAGGTGAAGTAGCACCAGCAGAGAAACCTGCATTAGCACCACTGTTGGTGTTGACGGTTGGAGCTTCGGAGAGGAATGCTCTCTCTTCACGAAGTTCCTTTTCTTGGTTTTCAAGCAGGATTGCGGTTACCGCTCTACGATGAGAATCTCTGATTGGATCAAGACCATCATAGTCGAGAATTGGTGCCCACTTCTCCTGCAGATGCTCGGCATTGAACATTTGCATTTGATTTTTACCTCTTTTTAAAAGTGTTGTTGTTTGATTATGATCTAAAAATCACTTTTTAGAAGCTCTCGAGAGAGTCTGTAAGTAAGCAGCCATCATTGGGGAAATAGACTCATTAAGAGCCTCTTTCTCGGTGGTGGTTACTTCCTCTGAGAGATTCTCAGTTGAACTTCTTTGAGTACCAGCGTTTGATGGGAAATATGATTCCCTCAGTGTTACTAGCTTCTCACGATAGTCTGCTTCACTTTCAAACTCAACATTTTCGGCAAGAGAAGCGAGTTTGTCTTTCTGAGAAAGTGCTAGACCCTCAGCGACATCTGCAAAGATTACATCAGCAACCGACTCGGCTAATCTTCTATTCAGAGCAACGTTTCTTTCGATTTGCTCGTTGAGTTTTTCTTCCATTTCATCAAGTTTATCTACCATGCTCTCGATTACATCATATCTATCTTCAGGGATTGAAACATAATGATCTTCAAAAAGACTCTTCATTCCAACAAGGAATGATTCAGTCATTTCGGTCTTAAGACCGTGCTCAACTGCGAGTGCATTCTCTTGGAACCACTCGTCAGCAACATACTCAAGATAAGAATCAACTCTTTCAGTAAGTTGAGTCTTAATTGTGTCAAGCTCTTCTACAAGAGCAGCAGCATACGATTCTTGGAGTGACTCTTTGATTTCAGCAACTCTTGATTTAATTGCTGCTTCAAAGATTGTACGTGCTTTCTCTTGGAATTCTTCGGAAAGATCTTCACCAGCAAGAAGGGCATTAACATCTTCTTCGATGTTAAAATCTTCTTCTACTACTTCTTCTTCGGCAGTCTCTTCTTCACCCTCTTCACCACCATCTTCACCACCTTCGAGATCCTCTTCCTCTTCGGTCTCTTCTTCGATGACTTCTTCCTCTACTTCGGTCTCTTCTGCTTTCATTGCTTTCGCATTGACTACATTTTTGACCTGAGCTAAGGTTGCGCCAGGAGTTTTGAGTGCTGCGGAATCGTCATCGGGACGATAGTTTTCTGGAGTAGGACCACCTAAATCCTCATACCCAATACCCGAGGATGGCATTGGTTCGGCAGGTGCAGCCCCTTTGGTTACTACGTTTTCCATTTCTTGTAAATTGCTACCAACGGACATTTTTGTTTAGATTCTGTGATAATCTATATTTATTTATAAATTAAAGATTTGAGAGGAAATCATTGAATAAATTCAACTTATGCTCTTCAAGTCTTTTTTGATCTACGAGAGTATTAATTCTCTTCTGAGTTTGTTCAGCAAGTCTTTCACGAAGAATGCCACCTTCCCAAACCCACTCTTTACCTTCCATAATTCCCTGAACAAAGGCGTCAGGAGCAGAAGGGTCGGCAACGATATCAGCAGCAGTTGCTAACATGAAATCTTCACCGACAACTTTATGACCTTCATTGGTCATTTTTAATGAACCAACACCACGAGAAGAAACGCCTAAGCAAACTCCCTCACTAATAAGAGATTTTGCAATCTTACCCATTGGAGTTTCAAGAAGTTGTGCCTTACCAATAAAATTATTTCCATCCTTATAGAGTTCACAAATTTTATGTGAAACTCTATCAAGATTTACAGTTGGTCCATCAGGATGACCGAGTTCTCCAAGAGCACGACCTTTTTGAACAAATGCTTCATTATAGCGATTTACCTCTCTTTCCATAATAGAAAGAGGATACATTCTGCCGTTTCTATTGACTTGTTCTGCCTGTAAGAAAATACCTTTGATATAGGATTTTTTGGCAGATCCTTTACCTTCGGTGATAAATTCTACTTTTGAAATTTCTTCTGTGATGAGTTTCATTGTTTTAGTTTGTAAATCCTACTTTTGCGCCTTTGACCTTATTGCTATCAGCAAATACACAATGACTTGCAATCTTAACAATTTGCTCAACTGTTCCAGCAGGCATTGTGATTGAACCAATACCCGTTCCACTTTGAGTTTCAACTACTGTTACAATATGTGCAGCCGTATCTGTATTCACAAGACGAACAACTGTTGCTGCACTAAAACTTGTAGCTGTTCCTGTCGTGGTTGGTAAATTTAGCTCATCTGCTAAAATTTTCGTTGTCATTATTCCTCTTCCTGAGTTTGTTCATCTTCATACTCACTTCCACCAAACATTGATGAGGCAACGATTGGTTTTGCAAGTTCAATTCTTTCTGCTGCTTTTGAATAAAGAACATCGTGAATTTTGTCACGAATATCGGATGCAGCAGCATCTGTCGCAATCAAATCGATAAGGTCTTCCATAAAATTAAAATATATTCCTATTCTTTATTTATATCTCAGCCTTTTTGGCATCCTTTTGCATTTGAGCATCGGTTACTGCTCCCTGTGCATCTAGGTTTGGTTCAGATGGAACTTCACCCATACCCATTGCATCTTGACCCATTCCTGCCATACCATTACCCTCTCCTGGTTGAGGTAGTGGTGCTCCGGTAATTGGGTCTATTTGGGAAGGATCTGGAAGAATACCTTTTTGAATTTCATCTTCAATTTGCTCATCAATTTCAATAATCTCAGAATCAGTTTGGCGAAGAATTTTCTTTCTTACATATTCTGTCGAGAAATATTTGCCAATATAAGGCTCAACAGTTGCTAGTGTTGCCAACCGACCATTAAGAAGTTCAGACTCTTTTAATTCTGCAAATTGATTATCATATAGAAAATCATATTGAATATGATCTGACATCACTTCCCAGTCTTCTGGTGAAACGATATTTTTGAGAATCAATTGCGTTCTCAACATGTCATTAAACATTTGAGAAAATCTCTTTCTCAAACGACCAACAAACTTTGCAAATTTAAGTTCATCTCTTAAAATTTCAGATGATCTTCCAAGATTGAAACCATCACCACCTCCTGCAATTCTTGACTCAGGAACTCCAAGTGCTCTATAAAGTTTCTTTTGAAAATACTCAATATCGGCAAGTTCGCCAAGATTCTGACCACCAGGAAGAGTTGTGATTTCTGTACCACGACCACCTTCTCTTCTTGGTAACCAGAAGTCTTCAAGCATACTCATAAATTTCTTATCATCACGAACTTCACCAGTTGATGCATCATAAACTAGTTTATTACGATAACGACTCATTACCTCTTTAAGGTATTGTTCCGCCTTTACCTTAGGGAGATTGCCAACATCAATGTAGAAAATTCTACGTTCTGGTGCTCTCGATAATCTGTAAATTACAAGAGAGTCCTCAATCATTCTAAGTTGATTGAGAGCCTTAATTGCTTTATGGAGATATGATAATACTGTGTTTTTATTTCTATCAACTAATCCAGAAGTGCAATAAACCACAGAGTCTTTTGCAATCTTAACCGCCTTTCCAGAACCAGCACCAGAAATCATTCCTGTTGGATAATTTGGTGTTGGAGTATAAAGAAAATATTCTTCGAATTCTATATTTTGTGGTAAAGAATTTTCGGTATTTTTTAAATTTACTCTTGCATATGGATCTTTATTTTTCTTTTCTTGACGAATATAACGCATCTTCATTGGATCAATGTATCTCAAATCCTGAATTCCTGCCTGAGGATTTTTGAGATCAATGACTTTTAAATAATAAATTCTACCATCAATATACCAGTTTCTAAAAATTTCATGGCACTTTCTATCAAAGTCCATGATTTCTTTTAGATATTTAAATTCTTCTCTTATTTTTTTCTTTAATGATTCGCTAGCATTTAAATTTGAAAGTTCAATTTCAACTGGCGAATCATAAAGATCACTGACAAGGGCTTCATTGACAACATCTTCAATGGCACCATCACACTCTGGATGCAATGCCATTTCACGATATCTTTTAATTAAATCGTGTTCAGTTCGATAAACTCCCTCAATATCAATATATTGACCATAAAATCCACTAGCAATATAATTATCAAACCCGTCCTCATTGGTTTGAGGAACGGGTGATACTATCGAGGGAGATTTGTTTTTATCGGCATCAATAGAAAAACCAAAAAGTTTTGCCATAGTATAATCTTTTGACTCTTTATCTTACTATTTAGTTGATGTCTTCACCACCAGCATTTGTGCCAGTGCCCTTAATTGCTTCCCACCACTGAACCTGAAGTTCTACGGTGAACTCTTCAATTCCTTGACCATCATATGTGAGTTCAATAGGAGCAACCTGAGTTGGAAACACATCATAAAAACGATAAGATCTCAGAGCAGATCCATCACGATCAAGTTGATAAACGTAAGCATCTGCTTGATAATCTGCTGGATTTGTTAAACCAGTGTTATCCGAAACTCTGTTGATGACATTCATCCACTTTTCAAAAGCGGAACGAATTGCAAAATCAGTGTCGTTGATAACGGTAACAGTCCAAGAATCAAATGTTCTGTCGCCTGCAATTTTTAATACTCTTCCTCTGAAAGGAACTTCAATTTGGGCAACGTTGGATGCTGGTAAATTTGCACCTTTTACTAAGAATCTTGATTTATCAAGAACATCAGTGCTTGGTTGTGCAGCATCTGGGAAAGTGAGAACAACCTCAAATAGGTTGGGACGAGCACCACCACCAACTAACTTACTCTTGAAGTCGGTAATCTTTCTTAATGGGGGTGGGTTAATCTGATTTCTAGCTGGCATAATTTTTAACCTCTAGTTAAATTAAACGGAACCGATTACTTCTTCAAAAGCAACACCAGTTCTGGTGGCGACGAAGGTAAGACCGATAAAGTTGATCGATCTTGCTGGTTTGATGTAAATATCAGCAACAAACTCATTTGCATCAATGACTGCTGCTGTGTTGTTTGTTTCATCACAAATGACAACATAATCAAAGATACCTCTCTTAGATTGAACATCGCGGAGGAATGGTTCAATGATATTTACAAAACTTGTTCTTGTGATTTCATCGTTGAACTCGAAGAGGAAATCTTTCGCAGCAGCGGAGATAGCATCTTCAAGGTAGATAAAGAGTCTACGAACGTTAATTCTATCAAATGCAGATGATTTACCAAATCCAGTCTTATCACCGAACAGGATAATTCCAGCACCAGGTGAGAAGATAATTGGGTTAATTCTGTTGGAATACAGAATGTCTCTCTGCTTTCTTCCTGGATTGTATGCAAGTTTAACTGCATTTAAGATTGCACCTCTTGAAGTTCCTGCTGGTGAGAACCAAGGGAACTGTTGGATATCAGTTCTGGCACAAGTTCCAGCAACATCACCATTCAATGGAACATAACGGAAAGTATCATTGAAGCGGTCGTACATGTACTTATAACCACTATCAAAGACACCATAAGTTGTTGATGTTATTGGAGCATAGAAACTAACAACATTATCTGTGATAGTATCAATATTATTTACAGTTACAGTTCCAACAGAAGAATCATTTAAGAATGCCTGTCTATATGGTGAGATAAAGGCAACAGAATCTTTTCTTGTCTCTGCAACAGCAATACACTTATTGGCAAGTGCTTGTGCTTGATCTTTTGGATAATTTGCAGATCCCATTAAGATGAAATCTACTTGATACTCTTCTGTATTTTCAAAAATTGTTAATCCGCTTACAATATCATCTAAACTGGAATAAAGTGCTCCTGATGTTACTAAATCAGTTTTGCCACCATAATTTTTACCACCAGCAAGAGTGTAGGTATTTGAACCAGTGCCAGCAAAAATTACATTCTGAGCATCTTGATCCCAACCAGTGTCAGTGTTCAGTTCAAACTGTGCTGCACCATTTCCACTGAAACCAGTAGTAACAACGCCAACAGGTTGAGAACCGCCAAAGACGTATTGTGAGTTTGTTTCGAGATACTTTCTCCAATATGATGGACTTCCTACGGAAAACTCACCATCTTTTGCTTTTGAAAGACTCAGGTGCTTCTCTAAGATTGTTCCAGCATTTCCAGTAATCGTTCCGAGATCGTCAATTACTGCAACATGAACCTCATCAAATCTTCCACCTCTACCAGCAACAAATGCTGAGGTTGATGGTTTGCTTGCAATTGCATCCCATTCTATACTACCAACATTAAGAGTGATAGTTTGCTGCTCGAACCAATCCGACTCTCCAGTATATGCTCTTGATGCAAATGAAGATGATTGTCCATTTGTATGAATAGCAACTGTGCCAGTGTTTGGTAATGCATAGACACCATTTTGCTGGTAGTCAACATTTACCATAGCGCCTGTATCTGTCACAATTCCAACTAATTTTGTGGAAATTTGACTAGATCCAACTTCAGTAATAACTCCCTTATAATAACCACTCAATAGTGAAGTTATCCCTATTCCTGGAAGACTTGTTCCAGCAGGAATTGCAACTGTAAATCCATAACCAACCTGAACATTAGTTGTGGTAATGCCAGTTAAAATTTGATCTGCTTTTGCGTCAATGATTGCAACTTTGATTCCATTTGCCCAAGTACCAGGATTCTTTGCGGCAAAGGTAACATTTGTAATGGTGTTTTCATCATATCCAAGTTGGACATAATGCTCATTACTTTTGATCTTTACACTTGCTGCTGCACCAACAAAAGCATTTGTCAATTGAGAGTCATTTGCTCTCGAAACTCTCATCGTTCCACCATAATTTAAATATGATGATGCAACCATCCAATGCTCGTAATGCTTATCAGTAGAGTATGGTTGACCAAAAGTTTGATAGAGATCATTCTCATTCTCTATAAGTTGAGGAAGATCTACTGGTCCTTTTGCGAATGGTGCAACAAGTGCCGCAACAGAACCAGAAACTGGATCTACTCTACCAATAGTTAGATCAACCTCTCTTACTACAATTCCAGGAGATGCTAAATTTAGAGGCATCTTTTATTCTCCGTTTCCAGAATTAATCTGAAAATATTTATGAAAAAGACTACTTTCATTGGGGAAACAATCCATGAACACAATTACCAGTCAGGATATTCCCACTCAACTACTTTTAAAGTACCTTTTCTATTAGATATAACTCTTCTCTTTGTACACTCTTTACACTCATAAGCGTATGCGGAAGGGAAAGCACCTCTACCCTTTCGAGTTAGGTAAAAGTCATCTATCAAACTTTTTGTTTCATCACAAATCCTACAAGTTCTTTCTAGAAACAATAAGTGTTGAGTGTTAATCTGATCATCAATATCAAAGTCCATTAAAGATAATCCCACATATATGAACGATCTCCATATTCATCTAAGTGCCATCTATCGCCATCATTATCAACAAAACTCGTCATATCATTTATACCATCTAAGATAAATCCAAATGGTGCCATATCTTGATCTATTTGATTTTTTTGCTCTTCATAGATTCTCTTACGGACATCATTATCCGTCATTTCTTTGAAGTATGGTTGTGCAACTAACCAAGAGAAAATAACAAGACACATTGCCAAATCATCATTACAACCTTCTTCTGCTTCAAAAGAATTATGCTTCTGTGCAAATGTTGTTAATTCTGATATAATATCATAGTCAACAGTTAATAACTTATCGTCTTCCAACAAAGTTTTTAAGTTAGAGCATCCAAGTTTTTTAACAGCAGCAGTCATTCTCACACCAAGTTGAGACTTCTTTCCACTAAATCCAGACCCAACCAACTGTCCAGCACGACCACGCATTGCACACATTAAAACGTTGTCATATTCCAAATCAAAGTGGAGAATATTCGCCACCTGATCACCAATATCATTAACTTCAACTAACAACCAAGAGTTATTATATCCTTTTGCCACTTCATAAATGATACTTGGAAACAACATTGGTTTAATTTCATTGTTTCTGTATTTTGCTACAATCTTATATGGAAAATTTGTAATATCAAAAACGACGAACGCCGAGTAATCATTACCAAGACCACGAGCAACGTCAACAGTCATTAAGTAACTGTGTTCCTCTATTGGATTCTCGTAAATATCCAATCCTGCATTTCTTTTGATTGGATCATCATAAGATAAATTTCTTAATTTTGCTGGATTAATCAGGGTGTTGATAGATCCTAAGAATTCACATTCAAACTCAACTTTGAACTGTTGTTCAGATGTGTTGGCAATTGTTTGCTCTTTCCAGGCAGCATCTCTACCAGGAACTTCCGACCAATGAACATCTGTGGGTATATATTCATTTCTACCCTTTTCGGCATCGTGCCACATACGGTAGAAGTGATTCATACCACGTGGCGTGGATACGATAATTACCTTCGTGCTTTGTCCAGAAGAAATAGTAGGATAAACAGAGGCAAAGAAGTCATCAGCAATGTGATTCGGGATGAAAGCGAACTCGTCAAGAAAGATGACATTATAGGATCCGCCTCTGACAGCAGATGAAGAAGTAGAGTTAGATGAAATCTTGGAGCCATTTTCTAATTCTAGACTACCTTTGTTCCAGGATATAATACCCTGTTGCATCCACTTAGGCAAATTTTCATAAGCAAGTTGCAATCTTCCAAGCAAATCTCTGGCAGTGGATGCTTTGTTTGCTAGAATAGCTATATTCACGTTATCGTTGAATACGGCATAATGTAACAAATATGAAACACAAGTCGTAGATTTACCCGTCTGACGGGGCATCTTACAAATGTTAAATCTATTCTTGTGGAAATTGTCAATTAATTTTTCCTGAAACGGATACATTTCAAAAGGAACAAGACCGTGATCCAGAGAAACAATCTTTATATAATTCCTTGCAAAATATACAGGATCTTCTTTACACTTTAAGAACTCAATAATTTGTTCTTCTGTAAATTCAATCTGTGTATTTGCTTTTTTTAAATTTGGATTACCAAGATAGACTTCACTCATAATAATTACCTACTAATTTCTTCCCAGTCCAATGACGCAAAAACATCAGCGCCAGCAGTATCAGACGCACATACAAGCGTTAATTCATAAGGAGTTCCAGTCAATCCATTTCTTTCCAACTGGAACTTAAATAGTGCTTCTTTTAGAATATCAACTGATGAGGAAGATTGATTTGCTGAGGTGAAGAAACCAGATGCTAATATTCTTCCACCACTTACAGTCCCTCCATCAATCTTATATTCCACAGCACTATCGGCACCAGCACTAACCCAAGTTCCTCCACTAGTAGTTGCTGATGCTCTCACCTGCCAATTATATTGCGGACCATTTCCTGTTCCCATCAGTGATAGTGCAGTCAGAATTACAATCGCATCTAATCTATTTGGAGAAGATTTAAGACGAATAGAAAGAACGGGATAATAAGTTCCAGCAGGAGTTGGTAAATCTACTGGTGCTGTAATTGGAGTATTTACTGCCTGCTGCAATCCACGCAATTCATAACCACCTTCTGAAATCACCGAAGAACAAACTTGTTTGAGTGTGCTAGCACTCGTTGTAATTCCAGTATTAGCAATCTCATATCTCAAAGGAAGTGATGCTGTTGTGATATAAGTTGATTGTATTAAGTTTGCATGATGGAATGAATGACAATGAATGAATTGACCATCAATTACAAAACCAACTCTAACTGTTCCGAGTCCTAACCATTCAATATCCATCCAAAAAATTTGTGCTTTTGAAATATCTAATGTGATGCCAGAAACTCCTGTTCCATCTAATTTATCAACATTCCAATCAGATTGTGCAACTGCATTTTCAGTTCCTGTAGATAAACTTCTTTGTACAAAATATGCCGTTGTATCTTTAATTTCAAAATACATTCCATTATCGGCACCAAAATAACCAACTCTTTGTCTTAAGTTTGTTTTTGGTGTTGCTGGAATAAAGGTATTCAATACAAGCAAAGATTTGCCTGGTTGATATGAGAATGTTTTGGTAGTTTCTCTAATAACTGAATCACCACTTGTGGTTCCAATACCTATATTAATTAGTCCTTGAGTAGTTACAAATCCAACTGTAGAACCAGTTCCTACAATTAAACTCTCCCAAAGATTATTATCTCTATATCTGTGAGATGAATCAAATAATGTAAGAGGATTTGATACTCTTGTTCTTCCAAAGGCATCTGCATTTGCTGGAAGAACATCAACTGGAAATCTGTTTGTTTTAGTTACTACCTCGCCATTTTTATTGGCGATCATATTCACTTCAAAAAGAGTTCTCTCTTGATTTAAAAAATCTTGAGTATTTTTATTAAATTGTGCCATTAATCACTCACTCCAAGACAATCTTTCTGGTTGATATCTTTGTGCGTTTTTAATTCTTGAAGTATTTACCTGA